GAAACTCAATACTTTGTGCGATAGCATCTATGTCGCTGTCTCTCATGATGTTCTTTCTTAATCTGCCTGATGCTATAAGGTTTGACTTGCCTAAGTTATACAGCTCAGGATCGTGATGAAAAGGTTGATAGTACATCTCAATTCTTTTCTTTAAGAACTCATGGATAATCTCTGCTTGTAGCCACATTACTTTAAGAGGTCTTGAAAAAGACATACCCATAAAGTCTGTGCCTGTCGTAGCTGCTGCCGCGAAAGCTCCTAGCCAATGCGACTTACCTATCTTTGGTTTACCTAATAGTAATACTCTGGATTGTTCAAAGACAAACGCGTCACCCCAATACTGCTCAATCCTATCGCTGTCCATTGAATCCCAAAAGGGATCGTTAAATGATTTGAGTCCAAGCGGATCGTTTTGCACTTCATCTTTAGCTTTTACTATAGGATCTTCTTGATCCATGATTTCTTTTAAGTCATCTGATAATTGTATCTGCCATTGACTAGTGTTCCATTTCTGTATGCCTGTCTCATCTTCTGGATTTCTTTTCAGATGTCCAGTACAAATGCTTTGCGTTGTGTTTAATACCTCTTGCACACTCATAGGTGGATTGTTTGTTTGATTCCAGTCTAATGCTTTGATCACAACCTCACGCATACCCCAACCTTCTAGTATCCATTTGCCTACCAACCTGGCAAGAGTATCATTACGCATACCTGTCTGCACGCCATCTGATGTCAAGGGTGTTTTACTTTCTACATTGATCTTACCTGTGCTGTTATAGTCATAGATAACATTCATGTCTTGACTATTAAGACTAGGTAAATCATCAAGTGAATCTACAACAGCTCCTTCTACTACTTCAAACTTATAATTCATAGAAGGACTGACCATGACATAGCCACCCTCTCCTCTTATATCTAATTTACCTGTGGTGTTTCTGATCTTCAGGTCATCATTCATTGCATAGAAATAATGATAGCCACCACGAGGTGTCTTTTGTTTAAGCATAGTTCTTGTTATCTGTCCTGACTCACAGAAATCACATGCCTCTTGTGTGTCTGCATCTAGCACCACAAATGTTACGCCTGTTATAGCGGCCCAGTTACATTCTGGGAATTGTAAATACCATTGCTTAACTTCATTAAGTGTAGGTTGCTTGGTTATATAGTCAGCCCACTTAACTCTTGGTGTCTTTGACCAACGCTTTTGTAGAACCATATCATCTTCAAAGGGGTGTCTGCTTTTAAAGTATTCAGGTATGACATCTTTAGTAGAACCACATGGTATTAAATGAAAAAAGTTTTCATGGTATGACATAAGCATATCTTTACGCTCATCTTTTGCTATGTCTTGTCCAACAGTATTTGGTTTTATTTCGATGGGCATTCTTCTACTGATCCATAAATGTTTTCCCAACCTAAAGCATAGCCTGTCATCTTAATAAGTTTCTTGGCTTGATTAACAGAGGGTTGCCTTGTTCCATATCTCCAGGATCTAATTGTGTCAATAGAAACACCTAGCTCCTTGGCTAATTTATCTTCACCTCTTTTTACAATGTAGTCTTTAAGTTCCATAGTTCTCCTTATGTAGAATGGTATGAGCTAATGTTCTTTTCAATTAGGGGGTTGAGTTGAGGGTTTAAAATAAATTTAAACTTCATTCACTCATACCAGATATCATCTTATCATTACTCTTTACAATTAGTAAAGAATTTTATTACAAAAGTATTGACAATGTTTTTAATGAGAGTAATATCTGTATTGTATTTAAAAAATGGAGCCTTAAATGAAAGACTATTCTACGCTATCCCTGCCGCAACTTTTGGTAGAGAAGAAAAAGAATCTAGCACAACAAGCAGAGCTTAGAGAACAAAGCAGTCTGCTTGACTTTGCTATAACCAAACACCCTGATGTTCATGCACAAGTCAATAGACTGTCTAATACTGGGGGATCTACTAGAGTAACTCTTAATGGTGTCATACCAAAAGACTTGCGTGTTCAATACAAAGTTACTAATACCTGGGATCAGGAATTTTTATCTAAACTTAAACACGACATACCTGCTGAGTTGTTTCCATTCAAAACTATTTACAAAGAAGATACTGCTTTATCTAAAATGCTTGAAGCAAATCATCAAGATGTTTTTGATAAGTGTCGCGAAGGATTAGTAACCAAGATTAATGAACGACCATACATACAATTCATTGATCCATTAAAAGGAGATGAGTAATGAGTAAAACAAAAAAAGAACTAGCACACGATCAATTTTTTTATGATCTTTGTGATGCAACTGAGAATGCTGCTATGGAAAATCTTGATGTTCCACATGTAGTATTTGTAGGCATACAATACTTTACGCAATTAGCATTAGATTGTGCACCTAATAACAAACAGGCAAAAGAACTTATAAAAGATGCAATGAAAAGTGCTAAGAAGGAGGAACTATGATTACACACAACGCTGTAGTAGAAGAGATACGTGATCGTATCAAAAGAGATGTTGCACCAGGTTTACACAAAGCTTGGGTTAATAAAATATTAATGATTGTTGACGATGTAGAAACCATAGCAGACGAAATGATTTCACAAGGAGTGCAAAACTATGAGCCTGTTGAATAGCGTAACCACAGGGATACAAATCCCTTCAATTAAAATAAACCTATCGGGTACAGATGGCATAGGTAAGACTACCTTTGCTAGTCAAGCACCTAACCCTATCTTTATAAAGACAGAGGCAGGTACTAACTTTATAGACACAGCATCCTTTCCTTTATGTGAAAGTTATGACGACATACTGCAACAGATCAAAACTTTGTATGAAGAAGACCATGACTACAAAACAGTAGTCTTTGATACAACAGACTGGGCTGAGAAGTTAGTACAGCAAAAGGTATGTCAAATACATGGACAGAAATCTATTGAGTCTATGGGATATGGTAAAGGTTTTACAGAATCTGCTGAGTTATTTGGCAGACTATTAAGAATGTTTGATGCCCTACAAAAGAAGAAGATGCACATCATCTTGCTATCTCATGTAGGCATAAGAACTTTTAATGATCCAGAGCGTGAGCCCTATGATCGTTGGGAGATGGCTACTCATAAGAAAGTATCAGCAATGATACGTGAGTGGGTAGACTTCAACCTGTTTGCAAACTACGAGGTATCAACTCGTACTAGTGGGCAGGGTTTTAAGGAAACAACCAGGGCTGTGTCATACGGCAAGCGTAAGTTGTTTCATAAATACACCGCAGCATTTGATGCCAAGAGTCGAGTTGACTTAGGGAATTTACCCTTGGATCTTGATTGGACAGCTTTCATAACTGCATTTAAAGAATCTTTAAAATCTAAAAAAGGAGAATAATATGTCTGATGATTTTAATTTAAACCTCACTAATGTTGAGGATACAGGTGGATCGTTTGATCTAATGCCAGTCGGTGACTACGATTTTGTAGCTACTGGATGGGAGAATAAAACAAGTGCCAAGGGTGATAGATACTTATCAATTACCTTTGATGTGACAGGCCCTACTCATTCTGGTCGTAAGATATGGGAAACCTTTATGCTTGAAGGAGCTGGGTTAAACGTATCTATAAGTAGACTTAGAGACTGGAGAAGAGCTATGGGTATGGAAGCTGATGTAGATGCCTTTGGTTTAGAGCAGTTAGAAAGCATGTTAAGCATTCCTTTTCAAGCCAAAGTAAATGTTGAGGTTGGCAAAGATAAGGGAGATGGAACGAAATGGGATGACAAGAATAAGATTGCTAAGTTTCTTGCAGTTGCAACTAATAGCAATGCGTCAGCCCCTTCGCAAAGTCCTAATGAAACCGCATCAAATGATGATGGTTTTGATTGGGACAAATAATTTATTTACGAGAGAGAGTAAATAAATAACTCGAGTGAGTAGTCTTAATACCAAGGCTACTCCTCGCACCTAGGGTTATTGTATACCCTAATGTATTTTTGGAGAAATATATGACGATAGATAAAAGAGAGGCGAAAGCCCTAGTAGATTCAATGACATCACTACTAGATTCACTAGAACAAAACTTTGACAGTTTACCATCTGGGTTAGATACTAAAGTAGAAGAAGCTAAACTAACATTACTAAACGTGGATATAAAAGATGATAGAAAAAGAAAAATTTATAGAATATTTGGACAGTAAAACTTGCGATACAGTTTTAGAAGATGTGCAGCAATGCGTTGATGATTGGTCACTTAAAGAACTAGACTCAAGATCAGCAATGATTACGTTAGCAAGATTTGCTGTTAATCTTACCTTTAAGTTTTCTTATACACAGAAAGAAGCCTTGGAGTTAATACTAAGTATGGTGCATGACCACATGGATTTACCAGGTTACGAACCAAGCAAAGAAGAAGATCCTAAACAAATAATACATTGAAACTTAGATACTATCAAAGAGATGCAATAGATTCTCTACACCATTGGTTTGCCAATCGTTCAGCAGAAGATCATGCTTTAATTGCTTTGCCTACCGCAGCAGGTAAGACTATTATATTCTCTCACTTTATCAAAGAAGTATTAGCCAATGATCCTAATGCCAGGTTTCTTGTCATGGCTCACAGAAAAGAATTAGTAGAGCAAGCAGAGTCTAAGCTAAAAATGGTATGGCCCGATGCACCAGTAGGTGTGTTAGCGGCAGGCATGAAGCGTTATGAGATAGACTCACAAATTCTTGTTGCCAGTCGTGATACTTTAGCATCACCCAAGAGATTAGATGCTGTAGGCAGCTTTGACTATATGATTATAGATGAAGCGCACAATGTACCACCAAGTTCACACACCAGATATAAGAAGATCATAACAACCTTATCAGATAGAAGCCCTATGAAAGTTATGGGCTGTACTGCAACACCATATCGTATGGGGCAGGGTTATATATACGGCAATCGTAAAGATCATTTCTTTAAAGACCTGGCTTACTCTGTATCTATACCTGATTTAATTCGTAGTGGATTCTTATGTAGACTATCTGCTTATGCAGTTAATGAAAATGCAATCATTGATGCAGGAGCTGTAGGTTTAAAGTTTAAGAATGGTGACTTTAAGGAAAGAGAACTAGAGAAGATAGCTATGGTTGACACCACTATCATTGAGGTTGTGAATGATTGGATTGACAATGCTTATACTCAGGGCAGGACAGCAACAGTATTCTTTTGTGTGTCAGTGTTACATGCAGAGAAGATGACTCAATGCCTCAAGACTTATGGGATCATGGCTGAATGTGTAACAGGTGAGACACCAAAAGAAAAAAGAGAAGATGTATTAGAAAAGTTTAACAATGGATCTATCCACGCTATATGTAATGTGGGTGTTTTAACTGAGGGTTGGGACGCACCCAGGGCTGATTGCATAGCATTGCTTAGACCAACACAAAGCGTTGGCTTATTTGTTCAGATGTGTGGAAGGGGAATGAGACTGCATGATGAGAAGGACAACTGCTTACTACTAGACTACGGAGAAAATGTAGCTAGGCATGGTTGTCTTGATGAAGTGCAACCAGACAAGTCAGCTCCAGCTAGATACCACCCTAAGATTTGTTCTAACTGTAGCGCTATCAACCTACCTGCTGCTAAGAAATGTATTGAGTGTGGTCAAGAGTTTGAAGGATCTAAAAAGTTTGAAGAGCTACAGACTAAGAAAGAAAAGGAAGTTGCTAAAAGAACCAAGGCAGAAAAGCAAGCTGTCTTATCTGATGAGAGAGAGAAGGCCAAGCCAAGATACAAACCTGTCACTGATATCTATGCAACAGTAACCAAGTCACAAAATGGCAGTGAGTATTGTCAAGTTATCTTTACAGTTAAGAATGAATTTTTCCCAAAGAAGATGCCGCTAATGTTTGGACATCCTAAAGCACATCACATGGCGGTGCGTAGATGGAAGAAGATAGCAGAAAAGTGGGGTGCTCCCCAACAACCATGGATGGCTGCTGAACTAATTAACAGTGGCGCTTTTGAGAACATAGCAGAGATTGTTTTACAGAAGCAAGGCAAGTATGAAAATGTTATAGGGATCAAAACAAAAAACAATGAGGAGATATTATTGTAATGAATAAAATAAAATTAAAAAATAAAATAGCTAAGTATGAAGAACAAATATCTTGGCTGAAAGAAATATTAAAACAAACTGAAGATAGTTTGTTCTGTGCAAAAATAGAAATTAAGGGATTAAATAATGACAATCAATCATCTTCTTGATGACGTAGAAACAAATACTGAAAGACACCAAAGGTTTTATTTGGGTATCAGTGGTATCGGTAATCCGAATCAAAGGCTCCTTTGGATGCGATACCGCTGGCTCATGCCCGATGATTGGCAGCCAAGAGTTC